AGTAGAACGAAATAGTGATAAAACCTGCGATGATATTCTAAATGAATTTGGTAAAGAAGGGTGGGAAGCCTTTTCAATTAAAAAAGAACCATACTTTGACAGAAGATTACAAATTGGTAAGTATAAGATACAGACTGCTAATTTATACGAAGTTAAATTGAAAAGGCGTGTGGAATAATTTAAATTCACAGAAATGTTTAACGATGATTAAAACAAAAGTCAGGTAATGCGTAATGTGAAAATGGCATCACATCCTTAATTGGTTGCATCGTTGTAGGTTCGAGCCCTACCCTGACTACTTTGGGTTGGTTAGTACTATACGTTTTCGGGCTTTGTGTCCGTGCCGTTATAGAAGCACAAAATTTCAATTAACAACTAAAATTAAATAAAAGATGAAAAGGTCAATTAAAGCACTAAAGCAGGCATGGCACAAAACCCGTGTTATACGCAGGCATTTTCATTTACATTGGTTTAGCAAGTATTGGTGGCAATATTTACTTGAAAAACCAAAGAATAAAGAATGGTGTAATTGGTGGGAAAGATTTTGGTGTAGAGCATCAAGTCATCCAGATGGAGTTTGGTATTATTCAAGTGGGAGTTGTCCAGATATGAGGTGTAAAAGGTGTGGTGACGACTTGGGATAATGCTTGCGTATAACAACGAATAGAGGAAGTACAAATAGTCAGGTGGCGGAATGGTAGACGCAAATGCCACTCGGAGAAGAAGGAACTACGCCAACATCTCCTTGCAAGTGGTAGGGTATCCTAAAGAGTAAATCCCATACAGGTTCGAATCCTGTCCTGACTACAAAATAAAACGATGATTAAACGCTCAAAATACAACAATAAAAAAACTAAGGTCAACGGCATTACCTTCGATAGTAAGAAGGAAGCCGATAGATACGTTTTTCTGACGCTTAGAGCGACGAACGGAGAGGTACTTGACCTACACCTTCAAGTGCCTTTCGTTTTCGCCTTAGAGGGCAAAAAAATGTTCACGTACAAAGCCGACTTCGTTTACTACGACAAAACGCTAAGCAAGACGATTATTGAAGATGTGAAGGGTATGCGAACACCGTTGTATAAACTGAAAAAGAAACTAATCGAAAACCAACACCAAATAACAATTACGGAAACATGAGCCCAAAAGAAAAAGCAGAAGAGTTAATTAGAAGATTTTATTCAATCGGTGCAATTGAATGTAAACAATGCGCATTGATTGCAGTGGATGAAGTCTTGATAGCCATACCTGAAGCAAGTGATTATGATTCTCGATACAATCACGAATTAGTTTATTGGCAATTAGTAAAAGAAGAAATCGAAAAGCTATGACCCACCCATTTGATAAATACAAGTACAATCGGTTTGGCTTTGAAGTAGGCCAAGAACTGGAATGGTTTGAGTGGCTACACAATTACCGTGCATCGCTGAAAGAATACCGAAACCAACTAAAAAACGAACGCTTTGAAGACGAGGAAATATTAAAGCGTTTTATTGCAGTCAAGGAAGAGTTAATCCAAATATCGCAAACCATCCACACCTTTGCATCCAAGATCGCATTCAGACCTTACCACAAAGCTTTTTTAAAATCCATAAAAATAGACAGGGCAGAACTATTGAAGTTCAAAACTATCCTGTTAAAAAACTACGAAGAAAGCGAAAGTAAAGACGCAAAGTATTATCTTTCAATCATTAAATCCTAACCATGGAAAAAGTAGTAACAATATCTTTGGAAACAAATAGTGAACAAAGAACCGAATGTTATTCAAATAATTTTGACTTTGATAGTGATAATTTCTGCATTCAAGATATACTTACTATCACTTGTGAAAATTTAAAAAAAGCGTTTGGAATAAACGATGACGATGTTATTAATATGCTTGGTTCATCCAAGGAATTTTACGAATTAAAGCGTAAAGCAGAACATGAAGAGAATTACCCTTCAATGTTAAGACATAAACCCAAAGGTAATTAACCATGGAAACAACCAAACACGGACGTAACATCGTGTCAATCCGATGCAAAGACGGCGATCAGTTCTTACTATTATCCGATCTTCACTTTGATCACCCGAAATGCAGGCGTGACCTACTCCAAGATCACATCGAGAAAGCCATTAACCTGGGAGCGAAAATCCTAATCAATGGTGACTTCTTTTGTATCATGCAGGGTAAGTTCGACAAGCGAGCAAGCAAAGACGATATTCGCCCTGAGCATCAAGGCGGGAATTACTTTGACTTGGTTGTTAACGAAGCAGTTGAATGGTGGGCGAAGTACGCTCACCATTTACTTTTTGTAGGGTACGGTAACCACGAAACCGCAGTGAGCAAACGTCACGAAATAGACCTCACCGAGCGGTTCGTTTCTTTGCTGAATTACAAAACGGGTTCAAAGGTTTTGAATGGTGGGTATGCAGGTTGGATTGTGTTCAACGTGCATCGAGGCCACGAAGCCAAAACTTACATCAACTTCAAAATGAAATACCACCACGGCCACGGGGGCGGTGGAGTAGTTACAAAGGGAGTAATCCAACACCAACGGATGGGCGCACAAGTTGACGGTGCCGATGTTCTTTGGATGGGGCACGTTCACGAATTGTATCACCACATCAATATCAAAGAAGCATTGCAAGGTGTTGCGCCTTATGAAGTTAAGCAACGCATTCAACACGATATTAGGACTTCAACCTACAAAGACGAGTTTACGGACGGAGCTTTTGGTTGGCACATCGAACGGGGTGCGTATGGCAAACCAATCGGAGGGTATTTAATGCGATTGAATTACGTTCGTGATGTGAAGGAGAAAGAGCGTAATTACATCAACCCCGATTTTCAAGCGATTTATTCAAACATTTAAGGTTATGGCAAAACCAATATTTTTAATGGGTATCAATCGTGGTGGTGTGACTGAGGAAATTTACAACACTATACAGAAACAATTAGAAGAGAAACTTCCAGATTACCACACGTTCGTTTATTTCACAAATTCCAACGAAATAGAATTTAAATGTTTTTATGAAAAGGACTTTGAAGAAATTAATTTTGAGCAATTAAATAAAATTATCACAGAACAATTTAAAAACTAAAATATGGAAAACGAAAAGTATGTAGGCAAAGGTTGGGCGAACCAGTACGGTGTGAAGGTTCAACTAAAAAAACAAGATTTACTCGATTTACCAACCAACCAATACGGGGACATCGAAGTCTTTGTAGGTCAGCGCAAAGAAGTTGATCAAAAGAGCAAAGCAACGCACTGGGTAAAATGGAAGGCGAAAGATGCACCCATGCAAGCACCGAGCGAAATCCATCCTGCACTAACCAAGGCGGGATTCGTACCCGAAGACGACGGGTTACCTTTCTAAAATTTCCCATTCAATAAGTATGCACCCACTAATCGCAGACGTACTCCAACATCAAAGCTATCGCAAGTCCTGCTATGACATTGTGAGGGGTACGCACTTCGACGGTGAAGACCTTTACCAAGAAATGCTACTTGCGTTACTCGAAAAAGAGGACGTGAAGCTTTGGGAGGTTTGGCATTCGGGAGGCCATCGGTGGTATGTGCTTTCACTTATTTACCGTTTATTTTTGGGGAAAGGTTCGTTATGGGATCAGAAGTACCGTGATCGGTTGCTACGTGTGGACGTTGACTGGACCCGTGTTGAAGTGATCGCTGAAATATACGACCATGAAAGCGAGGTTCAAACATCGAAGCAAATGGAAATGATTGAGGATGCAATAGCCGAACTGCATTGGTACGAGCGTAACCTGTTCATGGTTTACGTTGAGGCCAAAAATATGCGACGTATTAGCACATCGACCACCATACCATACAACAGCATCAGGTTAACCATTAACACGGTTAAAGACAAATTAAAAAAGAAACTAAAATGATTTACTTACAAATTTTATTTATAGCGTTTTTCTCTGCGTGTGCAGGGGTAACGATTACCAAGCTTACGGGCATTGGCGATAAGATTGGATTCAAGCCGTTCAATTGCTTTGTATGCCTTTCGTTTTGGACTGCGGTAGCTTCATTCTTTGCAACCGTTAGCCTTCCAGTGTTGAGCCTGTTTGCTTATTCTTTGGGGTGCGGTTTTATCGCTTGCATCATTGCGTACTTTTTAATCGATAGGATTTACCGATGACAACACCAAACCACTACAAACAAAAGGTGCAACCGATTGACCTGATTGAAGCGTTTGACTTGAACTTCAACCTCGGAAACGTGGTTAAGTATGTAAGTCGTGCAGGGCGCAAAGGCGATACCTTAGAGGATTTAGAAAAAGCGTTTTATTACCTTAAAAGAGAAATGCAGAAATATGAAATTAGCTAACAAAATGACCGACGAACAGTTGAAGCGGTTAGAGCCATTGTACCATAAATGGGTACAATTTCAAAACGAAAAGACCTTGCGCCTAAGTGGTGAGCAAGTAGCGTTGATGGGTGGGGTATGGAGCGAGGTAATGGGTAAACGTTGGACGGGTGGTTGTCAAGCCTGCACCGTTAACGCATTCTCGACTATCATGAACCATTACGACGCTGAATTAGACCGTAGGCATAAAGCAATCCATGAGCAACTTATTCAAGAAACGTTCACGGAAAATGAACCGACCGAAATTGTGAACACTAAACAAAAAACCGATGCCACTACCAAAAAGAAACCAAGACGAAAC